CATCACGTCAGCGAGCAGAGTGAGTATGGATCACCGAGTATGCCACCACCGCGTCGTGCTATTCACGGTAAGGTCAGCCAGTTACCTGCGCTGATACTCACATTGGGTTATGACCCAGGTCAAGGTATGTTGCGTGTGGCTGCAGTGAAGAATCGCTTTGGTCCACACACAGCAGATGCCTCTAAATGGGCTACACTATTTGTTAACTTTGCAGCGTGCCAGATAGGAGATCAAGATGCACAAGGTAGGGCCTACTTACGTGTTTGATATTCAGGTGGTGCGCTAATGGCTAATCCCAATGGACGTAAAGGTTCTCAGTTTGAGACAGATGTAATGAAGTGGCTCCGCGGTGCGGGTGCTATGGCAGAACGTTTGACTAAGGCTGGGGCAAAAGATGAAGGGGATATGGTTGCGATCATCGCGGGGAAAACCTATATCCTTGAACTCAAGAACAGGGCAACCCTTTCCTTGCCTGAGTTCTGGAGAGAAGCAGAAGTTGAGGCGCTTAACTATGCCAATGCTCGTGGCCTTGGGGAAGTTCCACTGCATTACGTTGTAGTTAAGCGTCGCAACTCTGGAATAGAAAACGCCTGGGTCATTCAAGACCTAGCACAATGGATCAAGGAGAAACAATAATGCCAGTACCAGAAGGTGAAATCACCACAACAGATATCCTAGTACCAGAAGAAGTGGTTGAGGAATCAACTACTGAAGAAGAGGCAGATGATAGTACGCCTGAGTAGGGATGAAGTAAGAGTTTGTACACTGCTTGCAACAGAGCGTTGGCTTGCTAAGTATGGTTCAGTAGATAGACCTAACTATGCAGAGGGTAAGAAGAACGGCTACTTAGAGCACGAACTTCTTGCCAATGTGCGAGCCAACGTATCTGAGTGGGCAGTTGCATCTCTTACTGATACCGCTTGGAATGTACCGTGGTATCCCAATGACTTGCATCCTCGTCGGGCTAAGTTGCCTGATGTTGGTGTTAACTTTGAGGTACGCACGGTACGCACACGTGATTCGATTCCGTTCTGGAGTAAAGATAGTGGCAAGATAATAGTAGGAACTAAGATCCTTGATGAAGATTATTACTCACAGGTTGAAGTCTATGGTTGGTGTAACCCTGAAGAGTATGCAACTATGCAGTATAGAGATGAAGCCATCGGTGGATGGCGTGTACCAGTAACAGAACTAAAGGAGTTCTAATGATTTGTCAGAACTGTCACAAGGCAGGGGAAGAGAACACTCTAACCCATTACAAACGTGCCTCTAATTGGCACGAGAAGTGCGACGACAAGGGGTGTGTATGCCAGCACAAGACTGGTCCAGGGTACGTAAAGCGGGACGGTTCAAAGGTGCCGTTGATGCAAACACAATCCCCATAGGAGCAATAGTTCTGCACTACGGAGGGGAAGTACGAGAGGGTAGGTCTGCATCAGTAAGGTGCTGCATCCATCCTGATAAAAGAAGAAGCGCTGTCATCAATACCTATGACAACTTGTTCTTCTGCCACACCTGCGGGAAGGGTGGTAACGCAGTTAATGTTGTAGGTATCATAGAGAACTTGGAGTTTAAGGATGCACTCGCACGAGCAATCGAGATCGTTGCTGGAAGCGGTCAATCATTACAGCAAAAACCTGGACACAAGGGCGCTAGAGTATCTCGAAGGACGTGGGATCTCTGAAGATGTTGCTCAACAATTTTCGTTGGGTGTAGTAACAGACCCAATCAATGGTCACGAAACCCACGCGGGCTGGCTTTCTGTGCCCTATCTGACAGCCCTTGGTATGTGTGTGGGTGTAAAGTTTCGCAGGCTAGATGATGGCAAGCCTAAGTATGGTGCACCAACAGGACAGAAGGGTCACCTGTATAACGTGGCTGATGTCACCATTGATTCATCTAGTATCGTGGTGTGTGAAGGTGAGTTAGATGCAGTAGTTGTATCAGGTATCTTAAACCTGCCAGCAGTAGGAGTACCAGGAGTGCAGGCTTGGAAGCCACACTTTACTAAGTTATTTACAGGCTATGACATTGTGTATGTAGTTGGTGACAATGATATCAAGGATGATGGTACCAACCCAGGTGCTGAGTTCTCCCGCCGTGTGTCACAGGAAGTAATGAACTCACGCATAGTATCCTTACCACCATCAATGGACATCAATGACTTCTATCTTGCACACGGCAAGGATGAGGCGTTGAAATTATTTGGAGGCGTTTAATGTATGACAATGACCGAGAGCGAATGGGTCACGATGCTACAAACTTTGCAGCATATGGGCTTCCAAATCCTGAATCACGACAGGTCAATGGAGACGATCTTAATAAAGCCATTGCCGACAAGATAGACCACAAGCACGTTCAGTTTGTTGTTGATGTCTGGGCTACCTTAGATAGTGCAGGTAACCTGCTCATCAAGAAGCATAAGGATTATGGTCCGACCAACATTAGTCTCTCACCTGGTGGTCCTCTCAATGGACTGCGTGTGCGTATGCACGACAAGACTGCACGCATCAACCACTTGATTGATACTGGTGCTACACCTGAGAACGAATCGTTGCGTGATTCCTTTATTGATCTACTCAACTACAGTGCTATTGCACTGATGGTATTAGATGGTAAGTGGCCTAATGACTGAACCACACCCAGTAATCAATGACATCGTACCTAGTGTTGTAACGCTAGTGCATCGTCGTTATCGTAAGTATGTAGATCGTGTTGACCTGACGCAAGAGGCATACGCTTGGGTAATGACACGCATCTCATACTTTAATGGACTATTAGAAGAAGAGAACGAGGCTGTACGTCTGGCTAACCAAAGGCGTATCGGTTGGCAGATGAAGCGTGCTATCGAACGCTATGCCCGCAAGGAGAAGGCTGCTAAGTCAGGCTACCAACCCAATGATGAAACCTTTTATGATGTCATCACTATCGCACAACTCTTGCCGTATGTAATTGCAAGCGTGGTCAATGAGACTGCTATTGAACAGGCACAGAACCTTGTCAATGATGGCACACCACGCAAGCCTGCTGCACCCGCAGAAGGTGGCAACCTATTAGCCACACTCATTGATATCAAGAAGGCATACGAGTTACTAGATGAGGATGAGAAGACCATCCTGCGCCTGCGCTATCACGAGAACTACACACTGCAACAGTTGAGTGAGACTATCGAGTGTGCTATCTCTACTGCTGATCGTAGATGTGGCAACGCACTGCGTAAACTACTTAACTTTATGGGAGGAGAGTCGCCTTACCAATGATGTATGACTATCGATGCACTGAATGTAATGCAGAACTAACTATTGAACGTAGTATCCACGAGCAACCACGTGAGCCATCTTGTTTTGAGTGCCACATCCCAATGATTCGCAAATGGGATTCTCCTTCTATTACATTTAAGGGTAAAGGCTTCTACTCCACGGACAAATAAAGAACCCCACCGCAGGAAGGGTAGCGGTGAGGTTCTTTGTGCCCGAAAGGAGGATGCTCTATAAGTTTAGCACAGAGATGGACAGGTGGCAGGGATCTCCACCTTCATCCCATTCGTGTCGTTCTTGGTCGGTCATATAATTGTAGTTGCCATCGTGTGTCATACAGTATGGTCGAGAGATCCATTTCATTTGCACACCTAGTAGCAACCATAATCTAAACATCAGTACCAGCCTCTTCTGTTGCTATGTTGGAGAGCGCGACACGCACTCCCTCCGTAGCGATGACCAATGTATCGTATGCCGTGAAGGATTTGAAGTTCAGGTTGTCCACTACGTTCTCTAAGGAGTTGAGCAATTCCAAAAGCCGTGCTTCTTGGTTTGCCCGAAGCGTCTCTTGGGCGAGCAAGGTGGTCGAGCCTGGACTCACGGGACCAAAGGGTGAGGAGACATTTGACTTGGTTGTCGTTGTAACCGAGTGCCTTTGAGTAACTAATGACAAGTGCCTTGTTCTCACGCTTCTCCTCCATCGTTGCCTTCGTTCGTTCCTTTATGTATGTCTTCTTTGAGGACAGGTGCACCTCGTCCGTCTGCTGTGCGGACACGAACGCCGACAACAGGGATAGTATTGCCATCAAGGTCAAGCCACGTTTTGCCTTCTTGTTCATCTGTCTTCTTCTCCATTTCGAGCAACTGCTTATAGGTATCAGGGTATAGATGAGCAAGGCGTACTAGCGCACGATCTCTTGCCCTTCTGTAGTTGCGCTGGCGTACTGCTTGGTTAGCAGCACCACGCAATCTCTTACTTTCAGCGTCCATTATTTGTCTTGTCCTCCCACACTATCAATGCGTAGGCTATCAGCATCACGATCATCAGACCTAGTACATAACTCATTGTGCACCTGCCATTACTGCGAACACAATCTTTGTGATGTCAATGGGTTCGATTATCAATCGCGCATCCTCTTCCCCTGCTTCCCAACAGGACACCAATAGGCGTGAGTTGAGAGGTGATTGGCGTAGCCATTGGACTGCGCTATGCGGATCTTCCCCGCCCCATACTGCGTTGCCTTCCTCGGTTGCTATCTCGTAGAAGTTTACCAGTTTATTCTTTGGGTGGAATCCCACCACGTTATCAGTTGTCATCTTCTCCTCCTTCGTTGTATGCATCTACCATAGACAGGGCGTGTACCATACGCATCAGGTTCATACCTGCCTCCTTCTCTGTTGCTTCATCTTCAATCTGTATCAGCGCAAGGTCACGGCACAATTCCGCCTTGGCTTTCCAGTAGTCTACCGTAGGCTCAGACATCACTAACCTCCGTTAGTTCGTAGAAGTATTCCACCTTGTTATCGTCTATCAATTCTCTATACCTGTCACGGTTAGAGATAGCATAGGCACGGGCTTCTTCTTCCGTATTAAATTCATCAATCAATCTATGCATCACCTTGGATATTGTTATCTCATAGCGCTTCATCTTCCACACCTTCCTTGATTACATCATTGATGGTCTTCTCCACCTTGTCTGTTGGTAGTTCGATCTTAGATAGGGCTTCACCTAGCGCCGTGCGCCAGTTGCTACCTCCTCCTGTGGATAGTTGCTTAGGCTCATCACCTGCAAAATCCCACAGTTCCACGTCATACTGCTTGTTAGCGGGTGCAATCACTACGGTGAATACAAACTGCGCCATCTTATCCTGCTCACTCATCATCTTCTCCCTTGTGCATCATCTTCTCCATCCAATATGCCACGGCGACTATTGGAATTCCATATACTAGCAGCAAGCCCCATAAAACTATCGCATCATTGATCATCTTCTCCTCCTGATTCGTGCAAGTATCCTCCCATAGTGGAATGCAACCCTGTATGGATCACGACATCGCCCATACTATCCACCGTAAGTCGTGCTCCTGGCATATTCTCCTCCACCCATTCTCTTAAGTCTTGAATCGTATCTATCTCCTGTAGTTTCACGCCTTCTCCTCCTTCTTTAATGGTAATTCTAGGGCACTGAACGCCTTCCATATTGTGTCTGCTAACGCATTAGATGCTAACGCTGGAGAAGTACCTTCAGCGATAGGTAATGGGACTGGATCTGGATCATCTCCATCAAACACGTCGACATCCATCCACTCCGTGCCCATCTCATCCTCTTGAATAGTTGCAACCACTATGAATGCGTGTCTCTTCTTCGTCATCTCATCCTCCTTATAGGTATGCGGCGGGATCTTCATCACCGAATAATTCTAATAAATCGTCATAATCTAATTCACGCGGCGGATCATAATCTTCACACGTGCTTACGTGTCGCCATCCACTGCCCGATTTATACTCCACTCCACACTCAGTGCAAGGAGTCAGGATCTGATCTATGGTTAACGCCATCTCACTCCTCCCATTCGATGAATGCGGATAGGTGATGACTTTCAACGATAGCCCACGCGGGAGCGCTATCCTCACCACGGTATAAGATGCCCGCTGGGAGCGGGATCCGTTCATCACTTTCAGCATCTCCCCACTGCGAACGCTGCACGATATCAATCGCCGCGATGCACGGATCTATCATAGATAGCGGCACGGGAGGATAGTGATTACTCCTTAATTGATAGGTAAGCGCTTGACGTAGGCCTATCTCCTCCTCCTGCACTAGTGATGCGAATTCTTGAGCCTGTAGTGATCCCATATTTTTACTCCTCCTCCTGATTAAGCCATCTCCTGAATGAGATGGAGTCACTGCTATTTACTCTCACGGTAAGGACTACGCTAAACACGTTAGACGTTAGATCCGCCACGACATACACGGGAACGGGTAAGGTCCCGTCCTTATGCTCCTGCTTAATTCTCTCAGCGATGGATCTAATATCCGTCTCAAGTCCCCATAGATCCGCTCCTGAGTCGGTCTCCTCCGTGTTATCGATCTCAGTCACGTGATACCCGCGCCATCCATCAGTGCTCACGTATCGGCGGCGGATCGCACTAGGCGCATCATCTCCGTACTGACCGAATGACACGCGGTCGCCTATCAGATATGTGATCTCCTCCTCCTCGCTTGGATCGAATAGGATCACGGAAGATAGATATTCACACTCCGACTCATAT